CTTCCTATGAATTTCAAGGAGCTTATCAAAGTCTGCTTTCAGTTGTTGCTTTACTGTCTTAGACCACCTATAACAATCACAATGAATAAACGTATTGTTAGAGAAGAACTCTAAGTAGACAGTGTAGTCATCAGTGTTTATTACAGGTGTCTTCATAGTGTTAAGCCGTACGTTTCCACATCGCTACGGTGATGTAGGGTTGTAGGTTAGCGTTAGTGCCGCTGGAGCCTGTAGTACTTACAGAGTGTGCGTGGTTAGGAACCGAAATAGTGACACCTGATGTCCCTCGGTCATTGCCTGATCCTTGCAAGCTCGATGCCCCTACAGAAGCTCCTCCGTAAGCTGAAGCGATACCACCCGTACGTCGGACTGAATCAACCCCGTTATCTCTACGCTCAACTTCAAAAGTACCTGAAGCAGCCCCTGCGTCCCCTGTTGTGTGGGAGTGGCTGACAACAATAGCGTCTTTGCTGCCGCCAGTCTCTTCCAAGGCATCAAACAAAGTATCACTACCGTTCAAGCCCACCATGACCCGGCCTGCACCAAAGGCTGTCCAAGTACCAAAGCCTAACAATGTATTAGGGTTGGTGCTGGAACCTGCGTTGATATAGATAGAGCCTACTGGGTATACTGCCTGCAAAGCTGCTGTCACGAAAGCAGTAGTAGCCAGTTGGGTAGTATTATTACCTAAGGCTGCTGTGGGAGCGGCAGGTGTTCCTGTAAAAGTGGGACTAAGAAGATCAGCCTTCGTAGCAACAGCCACTGCAAGGTTATTAAATTCAGTATCGAATTCAGAGCCTTTAATGATTTTTAAAGGATTACCAACAGCAAGGGAGTCCTTACTGGTAAAGTTAGTTGATTTTACATATTCTGTCATATTTTTCCTTAGACAATCTTACCGTTCTTTGCCTGAATTTCCAACTTCTGGATACTTAAAGATGCACCGTTAATGTCTGCTTCGTAGCCAGTCTGAATAACTTTACCTGCTCCTGTAGGATATGCAACTAAAGTCTGCAATGAAGTACCTTTAGAGTAAAGGGCATCAGAAGTATTGTACTCGTTTACTCCGAAATATGCAACCCCTTGAGTAGGAATATTTACGTTTTGAGCATAATAATTACCTGTGAAGTCATATCCCCACTTCATTGTCACATACTGATCAGAGCCACCAATAACAACTACTGAAAGTTTCTTCAATACCGAAGTAACTGAAGGAGCACCTAAGTCAGTATGGTTGGTGAAGTATTGGAATCGGTAGTTACTTTCATTATCTAAGTAAGAAGTGTATTTACCAATGTAACCAGCCTTGCCGATCAGTAAGCTCTTGTCTCGCATATAGCAGAAGCTCTTAGGCTCCATACTATCCCACATAGTTACTCGACTAGCTCCGTCCTGCAACGTAGTCTTCATGTCAAAACAGTACACAGTCTTGAGGACAGGAAGAGTCAACAGATAGAATGAATCAAAAGGACTATATACAGATTTGATAGTAGAAGCTATTTCACCGGCTACCGCACTCATTAAGTCATTACGCACATTCTTAGACAAATCCCTAAAAGGTGCTGACTTCTCTTGAATGGTTCGCAAGACACTACGAACACCTGTATCAGACAGGAAGATTACGTCTGAGCCTGTGTTCTGAATAGTGTCACGAGCAATACAGCCAATGCCTGTGATAGCATCAGAAATCTTGAACACCCCAGCAGAGAGTACATCCTGAGCACCTGAGTACACCAAGATATTGTTCTTACCGAAGATGAACAGATAGCCGTTATGAGAAGCAAGTCCCGTGATGTTATCTGCACCATTAGGCCACACAGAAGAAACATCAATAGAGCCTGTAGAGCCGTTAGCCCATTTATGGCCAGAAAGGATGTCAGACCAGTAGATAACAGCTTTCTCAGTAGCTAAATCAGCTACCCATAAACGTCCATAGGCAGACATAACGATGTTACCACTAGGCACTGTTCCTGTATATCCTGACTTTTCGGACACTCGACGGTACGTTGTAGTACTCACAGCAGGATCAAACACCAATGGATCATGTCCTGATTGAAACAAATACAAACATTCGTTTAACACGGCAATCTGCCAGTTACTGTCTGTGATCGTTGGAGCTACACCGCCACCACCATAGGTCAGCTCAGATAACGTACCACTTGCTAATTTAAACAGCTTATTGTTACCTGCTGCTACTGTGTACTCAGCACCTGCATCAGTAACTACTTGGCCGATAGCTTCTACATCAGCACTACCAAGAGCTGCTAAAGTAGTGTGCTGAGGTGTCCAGCCCTTACGGGCACCCACACGACCATACTGATCAATTACACAGTTATTAGCTGCCAAGGCAAAACCGGAGGATAAATCTAGTGAACTATCCTGCGTATTCAGCCCCATGAAGCCTGGAGCAGTAATAGAGAAAGTCTGAATCGGCTGACTCATACAGCCTCCCAGGCATCTTCCTCTACATAGCGAGAACTTTCAATAGCTATAGCATCAGCCAATGAAGCTTTGTATAGGCCGTAGGCTTCAGAGCTGTTCAAACCCCCATCTTCACCTCGCTCAACCAGAGCACGAGCAAAGGCTCCTAACACCACAGGCTCTTTAGGAGCAAGGAGTGTATCAGCATCGCCTGTCAGTTCTGCTTGAGGGATGTACAGGTTGAAGTACAGAGTCAATCCAGCGTTAGGGATAGGGTAGAAGTCTACCTTAGTGTCGCCAGTGGTGTGTACCCCGTTAAAGTTATAGTACATTGGATTACCAGGATTCATGTTGTTCAGTAAGTACTGAGACATCATCTTGGTAGTCGCTGCATTGATCTGGCTCTTATTGGTAATGTCCTGAGCATCAATGACTTTAAAGCGAGTACCTGACCCATTGAGCACATAGCCGTATGTGTTAGCTAGTGTCTCAATCATCAAGGTATCTGTTAAAGAGTTCCATGCGTAGGCATCTTCTACTTGTCGTTTGGCATCATTAACCAACTTACCCACAAGCTTAGATAAAGTATTCTCATTAACTGTACTGACTTCAGGTTCGCGCATACGAATCAAGATGTCATTGACCAGTTCAAGGTATGTTGGCAAGGCCATAGATTAGATTCCTTCTTTCTTATATAATTCAAAGGTACAGATGGTACTGAAAGAGCTACCTGCTTCACTTGTCATGACAACAGTGTCTCCCTCCTCCATTACCACATAAGCTCCTCCATCCATGCGTACATAACCACCTGCGGCAATCGTACCGTTGTGTACGTGGATGTCAGCAGATGCGCTGGAATCTCTCCAGTATGCAGAAATGCTCTTGGTGGAGCCTGTATTGTTGAACAGGTACATCAGTGTCCACTTAGCGAAGTAGCCAAGAGGAACTGTGTAGATTGTTGTCGGTGTCGCTGCTGTGAGGTTAATACCTACTGATACAGGGCGTGTCATTGGCTAATGGCCTCATCAGCAACGCTATCAGCAGGCAGCGGCGTGTTGCCCTCGGCCACCGGAGCTGCGTCAGCAGCGAGGACTATGCCTCCGGCATCAAGCCATTTCAGGTACTCGGCGTAGTTTGTGTTGGCAGGGTCGAAGGGGATGACGGCGTTGTCTTCAATGCGCTTGATGCAGTTCTGTTTTTGCCCGTTGAAAGTAATTTCTTGGTACATGATTAAAGCTCCGCAGATGCTGAATAAAAGGAGTCAATGTAGGCGACCGTATTTACTGTCCCGGTTGCGCTAATTGTCGCTCTGCATCCAGTTGCAGTTGTCCCGTTGGCGGAAGGTGTCCCCACTACTCCTGCCGCTGACGCAGTGAACGTAACCGTTGGTACGGCCCGCATCTGTACCGGGAAAGAAAAAGCCCCTGTAATCCAGCCGTTTGTGGTGTAACACCCAGCCAAACCGCCAGCAAATTGTGTCCTCACATAATAACGTTGTGCAATCATCAGCTCACGCCCGTAGTCCCTGCGCTCAAACGGGGTTGCTACGCTGCCAGCTTCAAGCTGTACGCCCGTGATGTAGAAGGTGGCTCCGTTTGTGGCAATCAGGTTTGTTTGTCCTGTCGCTCCAAACGCCAAAGAACCTGCCCATGTGCCAGAAGAAGCGAGGTAAGTTGACCCAGCGCCCAAGCTAAAGTTTAGCGTCAGGCCAGCAGTGTTGTCAGTTGTCCAAGTTCCAGTGGTGTCTCCCACAACAGTGACTGTTTTGTACTCCAGTGTATTTGCCGCATTGATTGTGTACGTAAACGGATAAGACCTGTTTGCCGCGCTGTTGTACAAAGAGCCGCCGAAAGTTCCTGTCAAACTTGAGCGTACCCAAAACGAAAACGTGAAAGTGATGGCTGAAGCAGTACCGAGTCCAAAGTCCGCTACGTTGAACCCTTCAATCCGTTGCTGTACTTGGTAATAATCTCCGGCAGCTATTGAGGCATCAGCAGTTGTTACTGTAATCAGCAAACTGTTTGTAAAGCCTGTCGGTGCTGTTGTAGACCGTTGTGCCGAAAAAACACCGCCGCCACTAGCTGCAACTTTCCAACGATCTGTTGAGAAAATACTGGTATCGGTGCTGACCGAAATACTCGCCCCAGCATTCCTCTGGTCAATCCGCATGTCACCGTTGATGATGCGGTTGCGGAAGCCAAAGCCTTCAGTGCTTGCCAGATAAGTGGCTCGGCTTGAAGACATCCCAGCCAATGTAGTTAGTTCAGCATCATAGGCTTGTACATCTGTGCCGATAGCCACGCCAAGGGATGTACGAGCAGCCGAGGCTGTTGTAGCTCCTGTACCACCGTTGGCAACTGCAATAGTTCCTGTTACGTTAGCTGCGTTGCCTGTGATAGAGCCTGTAATCGTCTGGCTAAAGGTTTTAGCGCCTGTGATTGTCTCTGTACCGCTGATATGCACGAGATCGGCAGGGTTAATAGAGGCGGCAGAAGCAGCAGCAGCAGTTGCGCTATTGGCCGCAGACGTAGCCGAAGAAGCAGCGTTAGTAGCTTGAGTAGTTGCTGTAGAGGCGCTAGTGGATGCGGAAGATGCACTAGACGAGGCGCTAGAAGCTGACGATGCAGCAGCAGTCTCAGAAGCCAAGGCAGCAGAAGCACTGGCAGCAGCGTTAGTAGCTTGAGTAGTTGCTGTAGAGGCGCTGGAGGCAGCGGAAGATGCCGATGCAGCAGCGTTAGTCTCGGCAGTCTCTGCATTGTTCTCAGATGTCAAAGCAGCACTAGCCGATGCAGCCGCAGCCGAGGCACTTGCCGAGGCGTTAGAGGCAGAGGTAGATGCCGCTGACGCGCTAGAGGCTGCATTAGTTGCAGATGTTGAAGCACTAGAAGCACTGGAAGCAGCAGCGGAGGCGCTTGATGTGGCATTGGTAGCGGCTGTCTCAGCGTTAGTCTCTGCTGTTTCTGCATTAGTCTCAGCAGTCTCAGCGTTGGTTTCTGCTAACTCAGCAGCGGCTTGAGCAGCCTGAGCAGCATCACGAGCAGCTTGAGACTGTACCAAGAACTCTTGGAATTCGGTAGTATCCGAATCAGAAGTAGCACTGCCTGTACCTCCCGGCCCACGAAAGATGGTCATACATTTTCCTTAGTCTTCTTAACTTGTTTATTAACGACTTTAACTGTTAGTTTCTGTTCTTCGGTAGGGATAATCTCATACCACTCTGGGTTTTCCCTAAAGCTCTTGATGTCTACCTCACTACGCACTGTGGCGATAGTCTGTGGTCTAGTGCTATGCTTCATTTGAAAGCTTACCATCTGTGTATCTCCTTTATTTATTACTCATGGATAATAAGTAGTAAAGAAAAGAGAGCCCCGGAGGGCCCTCCTTAGTCAACCATTAAGCCGCAGAAGCGTCAACGATGATTGGCACGCAACCGTAGTCACGCAGTTCGCCCACGCCGTACAGGGTGTCAGCAGTGAACAAGTTACCGAGGTATTCTTGTTTGTACTGAGTCTGAGCGCGAACGCCGATCTGCTCAACCAACACAG